CACATGTGAATGAAAGAGAGTTATTAGCTATCTTAACACTAGTTCCTGCAGTCAAAGTATGAGATCCTATTGTTAGGACTAGTACGCCTGTACTATTGTCATAAGTGGCATCAGTCACGTCATGATTGACAATTGGTGATGCTCCAACATTAACTGTAATAGTATTAGTAGTTGTTCCTGTAATAGTAATAGTCTGTCCAGATACAGGGTCAGTAGATCTTGGATAAGTCTTTGTTGCTGTATTTCCGTCCATAACACATGTAAAGGACAATGCGTTATCTGCTATGGTAAGTGTGTTAGATGTTGATAAACCATGACCATTAGAGGTAATTACCATATTACCTGTTGATGGAGTGTATGCCACATTTGTCACTGGGTTGTTCAAGTTTCCTAAGTTGCTTTGAACACCATTTGCTACAGCAGATACAAATGTATGTGCATAATTACCACCTGACTGGACTGCGTTGCTTGCTGTACCACCCGCCCAAGTGTGTGCACCAGTTCCTACTGCTTGTGTAACTATTGCCCATAATGTTGTTATGGTAGATGCTGTGTCAATACAGCATGCTTCTGAGTATGTTGTGCTTCCAGAGTCATTGCTGATTGTATTGTCTTTTGATTGTGTTCCTACAGTGTATGAGTTTGTAGTAACTGTAAGGTTACGCATAACCTGACGACAAATATCTCTAGCATGATTGAATACCTGTACAGACTGTCCTTCTTCTCCAGATAGATGTGGTGTTCCAATGTATAAGTTAGCAGCATCATATGTTGCATCATTTCCACCAAATTCTACGTTATCAGCAACTGCATCTATTAGTAAGTTTGTATCACGAATACACTTGACTTGATATGTGCTAGAGAATCCAGTGTTATCTGCCATCATTCTACCATATGCAGTTGTAGCAATGAAGTTCTGGTTTGCTCTGAGTAAGTCTCCTGCGTCTGCACCCTTCGAGTACTTATAAACACCGTATGACACTACTGCTCTTTGAATCGCAGTCGAGGTGGCACTTACAAAGGTATGAGTAGATGTATCAGATGAAGGACCTACGAATACAGTAAAGTCATTTGCATTTGACTCATCTATTGTCAACCATGCTCCGTGTGCGGGATCTCCAACTCTAGGATATGTGTGCTGTGTAGCGTTATTATCCTTAGCACATGTAAATGTTAGTGAGTTTGTAGCAAACTTAATTCTATCACCCTTAATCAATCCATGATTAGTAAGTGTTACCACCATCTTACCATCAGTAGGAGTATATGCGATACCTGTTGGTTGGAATTGATATGCAGAAAGTCCTACCCATGTATGTGTGTCAGTGTTTGTGGGTGTAGTTCCATTTAGTGCATTGACAGTAATAGTAGTAGATGCCACTGCTTCTACTGGTACGTTCTTCATCTTACCCTGTGTACCAATAGGATCAGTAGGACGTGGGTATGCTGCATTACCACCACTACCATAGTTGCAACTGAATATTAATGACTCATTAGCAATTCTAACTGTGGATACTGCCTTCTTAATACCATTTGTTACTGCTGATACAAATGTATGTGGATCAACGTTTGTAGAAGGAATAGTGTCAAGAATCTGTACAGTAAATGTGTTTGTAGTTACGTCAAATACCTGTAACCATCTATCAGAAGCATAGTCAGTAGAACGAGGATATGCTTTCTCTGCTGCAGCACCAGTAGCACCACCAAATCCACAACTGAATGTTATAGAACTATCTGCAAACTTAACTTGATCTCCATTTACAAATCCATGATTAGCAACTGTTACAACCATTAGACCTGTATTGGGATCATATGTTGCTGTAGTTGCAGTAAATTGTGATGGTGCTTGTAATCCGTGGTTTGCTCCTATTGTTAATACCATTTCACCTGATGCAGGAGCATATGTTCCATTTGTAGGAAGAAACTGTTTTACTAACTGTTCTCCAACACGAGGATCAGATAATCCTACTACGTCATCAGGGTTATATCCATTTCCTGGATTTACTAATTTTACGTTTGTGACACTTCCACCACTAACTGTTATGTCTGCAGTCGCACCAACTCCAGATCCTAATTTATTCTTTAATGCAATTCCAATATATGTGCCATCGCTATATCCAGAACCACCAGCTAATTCATTCTCTTGATCATTTGATATACCAACATTAACTGTTATTGTATCTCCTGCAACTGCAGTGATAGCAAGGGTTTTGCCAGATACAGGATCTGATGGACGAGGATAAGAATGAGTAGATCCATGATTATCTGCGTCACATGTAAATGTGATTCCGTAGTTAGCAATAACGATTGTATCACTTGTAGTAAGACTATGAGTACCAATGTCTATGATTAGTACGCCTGTACTAGGTGTGTAACTAGTTCCAGATTGTGCAGTAAATTGACTACCACCTGTTACCTGTATCGCATTTGTAACACCACTTACAAAGATATGTGTGCCCAATCCAGATACACCAGTATTGAATGATTTTATCTCATCACCAATCTGATCTAGTACAAATGAACTAGTGTAAGATGAACGATCATAATACATTGCAATGATCTTACTATTTGATAATGGAGGTGTAACAAATGTTACAATATTATTTGATAGTGTATAAGTTGCAGGATTCGCAATAAGACCATTTATTGAGATCATCAATTGTGATGATGCAGCAGTCTTACCAAGTTTAGTTCCAAGATCAATACCACCAGTTTGTAACTTGAATGAGTCATTTGTACCATCAATAAATGATCTTAGAGAATGTCCTACTCCACCTCCTACTGATAATAAATCAATTGCATTGCCACTTAGAGTTGAAGAAAATTCAATTGTATTAGCATCTACATATCTGATAAAATATTCACTTCCATTTGTTAATCCACCTATAGGTGTTGCCGATCTATTGTTTGGATAGTTTCCAGTATCTACAGTTGGTAATGCAGAACTAGGACTACTAATAACACCAGTAACAATTGCTGCTAATGTTGTAATTGCACTCTTAACATCCTGACATCCACCAGAGTCATTAGTAATACTTAAATCTGTTTGTGGAACTATTGTTGTATATGTTCCTACTGGAAGGTCATTAGTGACTGCTAATAAACATAAATCTCTTGCTTTATTAAATGCATATATTGTCTCTGCTTCTTCACCACCTACGTGTTGTATTCCTGTACCAGTAGTATATGTCTCTGCAGCATCCACACTAAAGTAATTACCACCATACTTAAGATCATTTGTCCATGCAGCGATTACAAGTCTTGTATCTCTTGCACATTTTGCTTGATCGTATGTTAATGTTGGATATTGTGTATTTAAGAACCCAATAGTCTCTTCTACAATATAATCAATGTTAGTGACGATTAAATCTCTAGCATCTAGGAATCTATCTCCACCAGAACTATAAGTAACTTTTTGGTTAGCAACAAAACCATGATTTGTTATTGTAACTCTATTATTTGTTAAATCAACTACAGTGCTAGATGATCCATCAAATGATAATGTTCTATCACTAATATCATCAATCTTATATGCAATACAAGATAAGATCTTTTGAACGTCTAATAACTGTTTTCCAAATATAGAAACTTCTGTAGGAACTAACGCAGTATAATCTGGTTTTGATAATGCAAAGTTATTGATAGTTGCTAACTTACCAGTATTCTTAGCAGATGGTTTTGGTGTTATGAATGTTGTACCATTAAATGTAGTTCCTAAACTATTAGTATTTGGTTGCCACCAATCAAACTGACTGCTAGGATTTAAGTTATTTGTTGATCTTGGTCTAAATTCCTTTTTGACAGATTGTAGTAGTACTTGTGTACCAACCACCTTAAATCCTGCAGGGTGTGCAGCAAACTTAAGTGGATTCAACCAATCTGAAATATTTACTGAAGATGATACGTCATATGAGAACTCTTGGAACCTATTACTATCATAAACACGTTGTTCATTAAGATCTAGGAATCCAGTAGTCTTCTCCCAGTTAGCAGAAGATGTACTAATAGGTGAAACAACAAATTCAGCGTCTGCTCTATCAAATGCATGTATTTGACCAAATGCAGCAGACTCTTCACCAAATACAGGTTGACCAACTACAAAATCACCCTCTATAAGTTCTACACTTACAACACGTCCAGCTGGATCCCAATCTTTGATAAATCCATATGCTGTGTATGATGTATTAGAAGCACCTTGATATATTCTTTCTCCAATAGAGAAAGTAGCGGGTTTCATATATGCAATAATGTTATCGCCTAAATCTGTACTTTGTAAAGTAAAGTAAGTTTGTCCTGTATTAGAATCTCCTATAGGAGCACTTGTGAATGAAATGGTTGTTTCTGTATTAGCATTTGCAAGACTTGTAGCAAGTTTTATTTGATTGTCTGCTAATCCATTTGCAAGAGTTGCAGCAACAGCATAATAGGTTGTATTAACAGCAAGTGGTGCAGGAAGTTGTCCAGATACTTCTACTAGAGTAATTGCAGTTCCTGATGGTATCTTTGCATTATATGGGAAGTTTAAAGTGCTGTTAGACTGTAATGCTACAAAGGTGTGACTAATTCTTGCTTTAACTGTAGGTGCTGATGTAAATCCTCTACCCGCGTTTGCAACAGTAACTGCCTGTATAATTTCGTTCTGTATTATTGGTTCTAATGCAAACAATGATCCTTGACCACCTTCTAAGATAATCTCAGGTGTTGCAACAAAATTCTGACCACCATTGACTACATCAAGGTAATCAATGATTTGAGTTCTAACTAATTGTAAGTTATAAGTTGTATTTAACTTAGGTTTAAGTGTTCTATCATGACTGTAGTTGAATGTAATATTTTCACCACCAATCTTCAATATCTCACCCATATCAGATGACTTGAGTAGTATAGATGCACCAGTTCCTGTTTTTTGTTCTATATTGATTATTGGAGCACTTTGGAACTGTTCTCCTGCTGCTTCTATTGCAATACTTACTACACCTTCATTTAAAATAGTTGAGTTCAATGCTGCGTTGATACCATTACCACCTTGTGCAGTGATAGTAGGTGCAGATAGATAACCTGATCCAGAGTTGGTTACAGTTACTGAATCTATTGATGCATTTAATAACGTCTCAGTTGAGACTGGATCAACAAATATCAATCCACCATCACCAACAGCAAATACTGCATCATGTGTTCCATCAGAACCACCTAGGTCTGCTCCAGAGATTGTAAGTTGATCTCCTAGAACGTACGCAGTTCCACCCGCTGTAACAGTGACAGATTCGATAGTCCCGTTACCATCAGTGACAACAGTGAAAGTAGCACCAGTAGCAGAAGAACCCGCAATTGATTTTTGAATAATTCCCGTATAAGTTTGTGAGGTTCCATAGTTTGTCGCAGATTGAGATTGAATTGAGACAGTTGAGATTATACCGTAATATGGATCGTCAAAGACAACAACAGGAGCAGTTCTATAATTTGTTCCTTCAGTTGTTACAGTTACTTCTGATACTTGACCCGCACCAGAGACTGCAGGAGCAACAACTGCTTGTGTTCCAGATATAGAATTAATGGTTGCAACTGAGTTACCACCTGTATATACTCTAGACCTAATATTGAATGACTGTGTGCCAGTTCCAGAGTTGGTTATGGTAATTGCTGTACCCACCTCTGCAAGTTGTGGTGTCAATGCTAACTTAATACGTCCCGCATCTCCTATGTTAATTGCATAGTAAGTCTCACCTACAACCATATTGCTAATTGGGTTGGTTGCAGCTGCAGTATACTTAACTGGATCTCCTGTCTGTACATCATGCACAGCAAACTCAAATTGATCATCATATCCTACTGCGTCTATTTGTGATGGGTTAATATTATAAACTTTACCCGAATTGAACATGATGTATCCTTTGTTACCCGCACCTGTTCTTGTATTTTGTAAAGGTTGAAGTCTTAATACAGATGTTATTGGATCCCATGATATAACTTTACCTCTAGCAGTATTATTATCTTGAACTCCCTTACCAATAATAATTTCATCAGGTATAAAACTACCTAAGACATTTTCTAAAGTCAAATCAACAAAATCGGGTAATGTTACAACTACAGTTGGTAAAGATGACTGATTATACCCAGATCCTGAGTTTGATACTGAAACATTTGTTATTCCACCAGAAATAGTTGCAACAGCAGTTGCACCAGATCCAGATCTAGTAGATCCACTAAGTTTTGGTAAAGTTTGATAATTTCTACCATTGTCACCAATTGTTATGGTTGCAACTCCTCCAGAGGGGTATAATGAATTAGTAGAGTATGTTATACCATTATCACTAAATCCACCGTAACCAACTGTGTAAGGAACAATAGTTTGTTGATAAGAGACTTCAGTAGAAGAAATTACTTTGAAAACTGTATGTACTCCTAAAGCTGGGTCATTTATAACATTCATATACCTACTATTCGTCACATCACTCTTAACTTGAATCGCATTACCCATAGCAAGATGATTTTGACAAACGTAGTACAATGTATCAGGAGAATCTACTGCAGGAGTAATTTCTACACCACGAGATGTTGCTGTAGCAAAGTTAGTAATATAACCATTCCATGTAACTGGTTCTCCGTTAATTTTATAGACCACACCTTTCTCATATCTTAATGTTCCACCATATGCATCCTCACTTTCTGAGAAATAGATTGCATGAGTAGTATTAGACGCATTAGTTTGATCAAATGTATATGTTACACCACGAGACATTGATAAAGCAGGAGATTCTGTTACAGATCCATATTTGTCACCTGTAATATAATATCCATTGCCAGATCCATAGTTATACAAAGGATGTGCAGTAGTTTTTGCTGCAACAGTCACTGTGTATGCGTTTGGTGATGTATTTTCGTGTATTACGTCATGATAGTAGAAAATGCCAGGCAAATCTACCATTTTGATTGTTATTGAGTCTTGTTGGTTAGTTATTGGATCTCTGACTTCATTTGTAATGTTTTTGTAAGTGAATACATCAGTATTAGCAGGATCTAGTGTAAATGACAATACTTTACCAGTATTACTTGAATCTGATGTATCAAAGAGGTAAGAGTGTCCATTTATCATGGATAAGTTTGGTTCATTGATATAAACGTCTGCAGGACCACTATTATTACCTGTTGTGACATTTGCTGCAGTGGTTGAAGCAAAGTTTCTCTTAACAGTAAATCTACGTATGTTTTCTGTTCTAACAACAATATAATTTGTCTTATTATAAGACGTAGGTGAGACACCTGAGATATTAACAAGATCTCCTGCTTTGAGTTGATGTGTTGGTCTTGCAACACATTCTACTTCTCTTTCTACTTGTGTAAGTGTAATAGTAAATCCAGAACCACCATTATTACCAAGGTTAACATCTGCAGCAGAAATCGTATCTCCAATATCGTATCCATATCCAAAACTTGTAATTGTTACAGCTGCTACAGCACCGCCAGATACAACTATAGTTGCTTTTGCAGTTAGTCCATCTCCATTGGTTGTTAGTGGAACATTTGAATATGTTCCATTTGCATAACCTGATCCACCTGTAATACTTGCCCATCCATCTTGGAATAAGTTACCATCTGTACGTGTTCTGATATATTCCCAACTAACAGATCCGTCTGTTGCTACACCAGAAGTATGTGTGGGTGCGGAAGATCCAGTTGTTCCTCCGTTATGTTGAGCTCGGTATACTCTGTTACTAGCATATATCAAATCACCAGATGTAATTGAAGTTGTTGCTGTCCAAGCTTCTAGCAACTTCATACTATCAAGTGTAAAGAATTTCAAATGATAGTTGCCATTAATTACTTTAGTGGTAAGTGTTTTAGTAAATGAATTATTAGTAGCGGAAATATTAATAGTATCTCCAACTTGTAGAAAATGATTAGTTTCGGTACGAAGGTATCCAAAGAATAAATCAATCCCTAACGGTCCTGAAGTATATTGTCCAGAGGGAAGTCCAGTTACAACTGCACCTTCTACTTGAGATACAATTGCACTTACACCATCTCCACCAGTTCCAGTATTATCAAATAGCAGTCTATCGTTGACCTTATAATCTTTACCACCACCCTCTACAAGGTATTGATCAATGTTTGCGGAAGAGAACTTGTTTGTTGATGATACAATTAGAGAATCCGCTTGACCTCCTCTAATAAACGGATAGTAACTATAATATCCAATACCATCCTCGATGTAGGTAAGTGTTTCACCAGTTTCCATTACAATAAGAGTTGTACTGTCTTCTAGTGCTAAGAAGAAGTCAACTTTATTATCTAACTCTTTTCTTTTTGCTGTAATGTTATCAACACCTACAAATGGAGCTCTGTAGCGTATTGCGTCTTCTGTAAAGTTTTTCTGCAGTCCATTACCATTCCAGTTGACCGCATCTGCTTCTCCATAAAACTCTGAACCAATAAAGTAGGGAAACGCAGGAAATCCAGTTGTACCTGTAATAGTTGTAAAATAACAATATGTTCCACTTGGATATTCTGGAGTAACGCAGAATCTTCCATTATAGCGGTCTAAATCGCCTAATCCTTCCACATACTCATAATCTTCAATATAAGTCCCTAGAGGGTCTGTAAGACCGCTTAGAAGAGCATCTCTGCTAGTCTTGACTCTATAACTGGTTCTGATACGTTTATATGCGTTGAATGGTGCACTGTTCTCAGGATCTTCGTATCCATAAGGTCCGTATATTGGATGTCCGTCATATGCCCAACCAATAATCGGGGAATGTAGTGTAGGAGGTAATTCTTGTAGAGCACCAGTGTTATCAAGACCAATACTATCCTTAAGTAAGAATCTTAGTTGTTTTGGATTATAGAGGTACGCATACTCTCCACCATAGATCAAATAGTTCTCACCTTGGAATACCGCACCACCAAATGCATCAGTGGTCTTAGGTGATACAAATGTACTACTACCTAATTCATTACCAGTTGCTGCTTCGTTTATTGATAATTCCGTAAGTCTAGTTTGGAATGACGCACCAGAACCAGGATATACGATACTAACCTGTGTAGCACCCGCAGTATAACCAATACCTTTACTGGACACTGTAATACCAGTAACAATGTTTGAAGTTAGATCAACAGTAGCAAATGCGGTTGCACCAATACCATCTCCAGTAATTACAACATCAGGAGGACCGAAATACGCACTACCACCAAATGTAACAATTATACTTTCTATCTTTCCGTTAATGATTGATGGATATGCAACAGCACCACTACCACTAATCAAATTAATAGTTGGTTCGTATGTATATTGGGATCCTGCGTTTGTTATGTTGATACTATCTACAGGACCTCTACAAACTGCTACTGCAGTTGCTCCTACTCCTCCGCCACCTGTAATACTTATTGTAGGAACACTTGTATATCCCGCACCNCCATTTACTATATTGATGCCAGTTACAATTCCGTCCGTNATTTGTGCGGTAGCATATGCTTGGTTTCCGCTTGTTGCTCCTCCACCTACGATAGAAACGCTCGGTTGAGTTGTATATCCCGCACCACCACTNGTAACGTTGATAGCAGTTACGGAACCTGAGATAGAAACATCTGCAGATGCGGAAATTCCTTCATACTCCCAGTCAATAAGTCCTACAGTCTGTATCCCTGCGGTGTGTATTGGATAAACTGTTGCGGAAGATCTAGCAGGATTTAGTGCTTTATACCTTCTACCTTGATATGTTACTCTAGTAAGAGACGCATATGCTTTATCTAATTCATATTCTGGTTCAAACTCCACAGTAGGAGGGTTTGTGATATCATATCCAGATCCACCACTAATTCTTTCAATAGATTTAATACCACCATACTTTTTCGTAGTTTCAGACTTATATGAGAATAATGGGACTCCATTCGCTCCAATACCGATCTGACCAATTGGTGTGGCGGTTTTCTGCGATTTAATACTTGGTGTAAGAGGAATACGCTTCAAATACCTCTGATTACCAGGATCTAGGTCTGTAGAAGCAAAAGGACCTATTCTATGTGTTGGTATGCCTGTACTAGCAACTATTGCATCTGTAGATGACTTATAAGTGTTCTGTACGTCTCCTGTAGTATCTTTTATGGCAAGATTGATAGAAGTGTCATCTGACTTACCAAAAGCAAACTCTCTAGCAATATAAAACTCAAAATTGGATATACCAAAAGCAGGAGACGTAGTAAAGACAAACTCGAAGGTAAACTCATCAACAATACCTACAACGGTGTGACTATTGTTGTAAAGGTCTTCTGGAGCGTTTAATATTCTAACAGAGTCTTCTCTAACCAATCTATGCTTCTCTTTTGTCACAACGGTACATCTAACCGTTCCATCTGTTGCGGGTGCTGCTAGGGTCGCTGAGACGCCTCTGAGAGCACGTCTAACATTGTATATAAAACTATCCCAGATAGAATCAAGACTATCAAAACCTGGTGCAGCGGGTGTAGTGACTTTTGAGTCTGGTAAGTAGTATTTTCCACCACCATTAAGAACAACACCTCTAGTACCACCAAATATCTTTAATTGTATCTCTGAACCATCAATATTAGAGTTACCGTAGATTTTAAACGCAGCAAACGTTTCTTGTCCTGCATCATGTGCTACATTGCTTGTATTTTCTCTTGCACGGTTGCAACCAATGAATTGTGTAACTGTTTTATCGGTATAACTGATTATTTCGTCTTCTATCCTAAATCTACCGTTTGTTTCTGGCCATCCAAGTGTAGAATCGACTGTAACAACAGTATCTGTCAAATTACCGCCTAAATCTTGTGCTAGGACTGTTTTATACGGAGTTACGAACGTTCCGAATGAATTATTAGTGTCAACGTCAATTTCGTAGATTGATCCGTTTGCTGTAAAGACTTCTACGACTCCTTTTACGTAAATTCTTGCAGATCCGACATTTGGATCGTTTGGATCCGCTTCTTGGTACAATACTTGCCCAACTAAGTTAATAGGATCGCCAGAAACAGGAACTGCACGAATAATTTCTCTAGAAGTGTAAAATGCATCACTAGGTTTGAATATTCTTTCTCTTGGATATGATATTTCCGATTCTACGCCAAATAGTGTTCTAATAACAAACTGGAATGACCTACTTGTTCCTTTTGAAGAGTAAAAGTCTTTAATACGTTTAATAACAGTGCTTTCTGTTACGCCAGTTGCAAAATTCTTTGGAAATGTTGATAAAAACTGTTCTTTGAACTTTCCAAGCATGTATAGCGGGAAAATATTGTTCAAATTGACAACTTCAGTGCCTAGAGTGTGTGCAGCAGCAGTTGTTGACTCAAATTGATACTCACCTTCCAATCCAACTGCCTTTACAGCGTTAAATCCTCTTGCACAAGTCTGAAATAGAGTTGCTCCCTTACTTTGGTAGTAAATTATCTCATTATCAACCATCAAGAGTCCCTCATCAGGGAAATCTCGTGTAGATGCAACGTCAATCGTTGTAGAAGTAGTTGTAACTGCGGAAATTAGTGTTGTAGTAGTAACTAAGTCTCCATAATTGTCAATATTATAATAATCTGCCCAGTTTTGAATTATATCAATGCAATATCCCTTTAATTCTTGTGACTTATAGTATTCCTTGACAAAATCAATGAACGTAGGAAAACTATCCCTTATAAAAGAGGGAAATTGTCCTGCTATGTTAGTTGATATTTTGGATCTGGACTCTGGACTGACTTCTGATGGTACAGGCGGTTGTGAAACCGTTGTAGTGGGCGTCGTCCACGATCCAACTCTCCAAGAACTATTTGTCATATTGATTAATAGCTAGATTCTGGAATTACTCCTGTTCCAGATAAGTTAGAACCACTACTAATAGTATCTTCTACTACAGTAATGACTGAGTTATCTATACCCATAGTAATGTACGTTTCTCTGAGTGAAACGAGATCATTTGACTTAGGTGTAGCTTTGATTTGTAATGTATTGTTTGTCACACTAGTGGATTGTATAATTAAATCATTAATTACAATTTCACCCATATCATAATCAACGGATCCCCATAATCCATCAATATACTCAAACTCACCAGTACCTTTAACATAGTAAAGTCTCAATGTACCCGCACCATCATCATTTAGATAGTAGGTATTGACATCATCACCCACAATTTTAAATCCACTAGATGCTATAGCAGGATTTGTAGTTGTTTGCATGTTAATTCTATTACCATAACAGATTTTGTAGTTCACACGTTGGTTTAATTCAACTGTAATATTCTTTCTCATGGTAATACGAGTAATATTAGATGTAATTGACCTCTCAGAATCGTCAATTATGTTCTGTGCCTTAGAATATTTGAATTTACCACCAAATTTATTGAACTCACCACTAGAATTGAGTGCAGTAAGTGTGGTAATCACCAAATTTTTGATTTCATCAGGAGTTCTGCGTGTATTGTTGGGGTTATAATACACAAAACTTACCAAATCTATGTAAAGAATGGAAGGATCAATGATTGTTGGTTGAATTGCAGCGATAGAATACTCTCTGAGTCTCTTTAAAACAGAGTTTTTCTCAGAAAGTGATAACTTATCAGCATTTCTTGGTTTGATTGCTAAAAATACCTTGCCATATTCGGGAGGTTCCGCTTCTTCTCCACCATAACATGCAATAGATGCGACGTTTGGATAGATTTGCGGTACAATTGCTTCATAATCCTGCGTAGAAACTGCTCTACCGAACGCAGAATAGAACTTTGGAGCTCCAAATTTGATAGATTCCGTAGATTCTGGTTCTGCTCCTCCATCTGGGAATGAAACTGCAGTGATTGTAATACCAGAAGTTATAGCATTTCCTGCATTATCTCTATAAGTTCCAATATTTTCAAAAACTTTTAATCCATTTGCACCAACTCCACCAGAAGTTGTATATCTTACAGTTACAACATCACCATTATTAAGTGCTTTACCCACAACTCCATCACCAAATAGTATTTCTGGTATCTGATACTCACTCTCTTCTAAGAAAAATACCTTAGAACTAGAATCAATCTTAGTAATATCTGTTGCTTGTAGATATTTTTCTGTAATTGTACCAGAAGTTACCTCTACAATCATAGAAGTTGTATCTACTCTTTCGTTTGTAAGTATAAATCTCTGTCTTTGAGACGTGTCTTTAACAAAAGTATCAGTTAAAAACAGTCCTTCGTATAAAACTGTGTTAGAAAACGTTGCAATACCAGTCAAACTATCTACAGATTGTGCAATATCTGTAGGAACTGAGAAAACAAAGTTGTTATTATCCAATCCTGTGAAGTTTGCAACCAGTCCTGCAGAGATTGTAACTGATTTTGGGTAAGGAAATGGTGTTTGTACTGCAATATCAACTGTAGTGCGTGCTGATCTTGCTGATTTTGGTGTATAACCAATCATTCGAGCAAGTTTTACAACGTTTTCACGTAAAACTGCTGTTTCTAGGAACCCTTCATTGACTGCTAAGTTGGCATTTACACTTGTATAGTAAGTATTGTATGCTAAAGTGTCAATTAGCACTGTCAAAGACGATCCTTCAAAGTCATAATCACTAAATTGTGACTGTGACCTTAAGTATTCTTTGATTTGTGCCTTGATTTCAGCGAACTCAAGGGCATTGACTTGATTAAATGCCATTATGGTTTAAATGCTACCGTGATATCATCAAATTTAGGAGATAATCCTAGTATAAGGTAAGTTACTCTACAGTTTAACTCATTACGATCTTCTTCAAAGTCTACATCTACAGATACTGCTGTAACTCTAGGTTCATGTATCTCTACAGAGTTCTCAATTCTATTCTTTACCTCTAATTCCATAGTTGGAGTAGAGTTCTCAAATAATAGACCAATTATATTGCCACCGAAGAATGGGTCAAAAGGTTTTTCGTAAAAATTATAAAGGACTATGTTCTTAACTGACTCTTTAATCGCAGCTTCATTCTTCAATGCCAAAATGTCATTTGTCACTGCGTTCTTTTCAAATGTCAAGGAGAAATCTTTAAAAGACTTCGATGTCAATGCCATTAAAACGTACTATTCCTTCAATAAGTTATTTATACTCGTTTTTTAGGTTTTCTGTCAGAACGTGGGTCTGTGATTAGGTAGCGACAGTATTCATTGCCATGATCATAAAAATGATCCGACATATCTACAGGAATATTAGCATTCCTTTTACCATCTACGATTCTATTTGCCTTGGCCACGATACCTCTTCTTTGCTTTGTTTCTAGATGTGGCACTATACTTTGTATGTTGCCCACGACCTTGTGCGGTCTTCTTTGGTTTCATTTCAACGGAAGGTACACCGTTATTAAATCTTGTTGCCATAATTTATCCTGCAAATACGTTTGATGATCCTGCTGCCACAGATGTGCAACCTGATATTCCATCTCCTACTCTACCACAACCTTTGCCATTTACTTTGACAGTAGAACTGCCACTTGCAATAGCAGCGGAGTGAGGTGGACATGGACTGCCTGGTTTTAAGTGTGTGGTATTCTTATCTCCTTGTCGAGAGATAGGTCTCCCATTACAGAAGACGTTAGGACTACCCTGTGCTCTAGACATTCCAGAACAATGGGCAGCATCTGCATCTCCTACTCTTGTGACTGCGGGCATCTTACGTATAGTAATTTGAAATGAAGGAACGTATTCCCTCGTATGCATTATTTATCTTTAATTCTAAAGTGAATGTTGCAGGAGTCTGTGCAACTAAGTTTCCTGCAGTTCCTTGTTCCCATTGC